TCAACATATAAAATATCCCCAAGAATCGTGAAGTAAATATTATTGTCAATAGTAGATTTACCAGAATTTGTTCCAAGAAACATCTCCCTATAATTATCATATGTCATATAAACCATCTCTTTTGAATCAGCGTAAACATGTAATACATTTTGTATTCCATTTGTTCTTAAATTTATTTGATCGTTTGATGGCCATGTTGTTGTATATAAAGAAATATCTTCAAAAATATCTAACCAAACCTGCAATATTGCTTCATCAATAAATGCAATTGCTTCTGAATATTCAAGATTAAATCCATTCTTTTTAGCAATTGTTATCGCAAGCTCAATAATTCTTTTATATGTTAACCCACTGTAGTATGCCATTTTACATCCTTAATTTTGAATTAAGGTCATCAACTGTTTTAAAAAATGTCTGTATTGCTACTCCAGCTAAATCTGCTTGCCCTTCTGCAAGATGAAATAAATGTTTAAAGTATTGTAAAATAAGAAAATCTAATCCAACAACTAATGGTTCTTGTGAAGCACCAAGAGTTGGTGGTTTTTTAACATAAAATAAAGATACTTGTGTAATTGGATAAGTATTTTTTATTACTCTCCCTTTTAATGTTCCACCAGAATCATAAACATACCAAACAGGTTGTTCATCTGTCCCGCCTTCAATTGTATTTCTTAGTTTTTCTTTTTGCTCAATATTAATTTCTTTTACTGGAGTTGCATCTGCTTGAACATACACTGGACGGAGAAAATCTGTTGGCAAATTAAAATCACCAGGAGAAGCAACATTGGAAAATGTAGATTCAGAATGTAATTGTTTTAAATAAGAATAATGTAAATATGTTGCAACTGCTTCCTGTCCAGTAGATAACATTTCATATTTATCGGATGCAGTGTATTGTTCATCACCAGGATCTTTTGTAATTAATCTTGCAAGTGTCAGCAAAGAAGCCGTACTCATTTAATATTCTCCAATATTAAAGTGGGAGAAAAACTCTCCCACTATATTAATCCCAACGTCGTCCAATAAACATATAATAAAATGTTAATCCAGAAGTACCACCGGTAGCATTTCTTGCAACTGTAACGGCACCAGAAGTAACAACACCGTCAGAACTTAACAAGTCATTGGCATTATAAGTTGTAGATTTTGGCAAAAGAAATACAGCATCAACTGCAGACAAATCTGTTGAAACTTCAACGGTAGCACCAGTACCAGTAAATGATGCTTCGCCAATTTCTATAAGTCTGTCACCAGATTCAAATATTCCGGTAATAAGATTTTTTAAAACAAAACCATCATTGATTTTAGCCATTTTAATTCTCCATTTCTTTTAATTTTCAATAAAAATAAGACGGGCAAAATGCCCGCCAATTTTATTATACAGGTGGAGTAGGATTATACAGAAAATGATGAGCATCTGCATATGCTCGGAATAATCCAATTCGTCCATACAATCGCCATTTAATACGATTCCACTTCTCATCGGGATTTGTAACATTCTTGTCCAATTGAATATCTCTGTTCTGTAAATACATATATGCAAGATAATCCATATCCAAAAGAAATGCACAGTTAGTATAACCAGTACCAAGAAATGCTTCTTCCCTAAAGAAATGGAAAGTGCCACCACTTAACTGTATAGACTTAATTTGAATACCATAAAATTTAGAAAGAGTTTGATTAATTTCCAACCGATAATATTGGGTAAACATATTTTCCAGTTCAACCATAAACTTTGGACCAGCGGCAACAAATTTTTCATGTCGACTATTTCCACTTTTAAACCAGGTTGTAGAAGATTTCTCATTCCAAAAATTAACACTCATGCTCGTAGCCATTGATAATTTATTGGCAGTAGGAATAATCTCGTAAATTCCGCCGGTAAAATGTTTATAATTACCATCAGCAGCAATTTCTCTATTCCGTTCTCCAAGATACAATGCCCAATTAATATTCTTCATCAAAATATCACGTTTACGTGTAGCCTGTCCTTGAATAGAAAAGAATTGTTTCGCATAAAACTGTGAATTTTTAACATCTTGAGATTCACCAACAGTTTTCTCAAATAACTGTAAATAGTTATACGTATAATTGGGTTCTTTTGTTCTTGGTTGAGATCCACCAGCATTTTCAGCAATCGCATTACCCATCCAAATTAAACTATAATTGGAACCAGTGGAAATATTGATTGGAGACGAACCACGTTTAACAGTAAGAGTTGTATAACCTGCACCACCAGAATCTTTAGCACCAACAGAAATAACTTGAATAGTTTCTTGTGAAGGAGCAGCAGTAACAGAATTAATCAAAACAGCAAGAATATCACCTTCCTGTAACATTTGCCCATCAGCATTTGAAACGTTAAAAGATGTTCCAGTACCAGGATTATTATTAATTGCAATTACATCATTTTCTTCTGTATATTCAAAAATTCGTGGTTCAAGTTCAGTCACAGACATTTTAGTTAAATTTCTTGACAAAATATTAAATAACTTTGCAGCGACCCTTGCCTTATAAATTACTTTATCAGACAAATCATATTTCCGTCGCTGCGCAAATATACCGGCGTATCCTTTAAAACCGGTACTTACAGCATCAGCAGAAGGATCATAAGGCATTTTTCACACTCCTTGTTTTTTATAAAATTACATTATCATTAGCATCCCAATCGAGAAACGCATCAGCCAATTCCTTTTCCCTATCATCCTGTGTAATAATTTCTTCTTCTTTTGCAGGTGTTTCAGCTTCAATAAATTTATTTTTAGAATTGGCTTCAAGTTTTCGATCAATCTTATTTTTAATTCCGTTTTTCTTTGCAAAAACGGCAAAAGCAACTTTAATAATATCTGTATCGAAGGACTTAAAACTGTTAACAAATTCAGAAAATTTTTCTTCATCTACATCATATTCATCTTTGGCAAATTGTTTAACTTCTTCCAATTTTTGTTGGAGAAGTTTAGATGCTTTTTCATACTTTTCCTTAATCTCAACAGAGGATTGTTTTTTACTTTTAACCTTTTCGAGTAAAGTATCAATTTTTTTCCGCTGTTCATAATTCCAAGTTTCCCATTTCTCTCTTGCTTGCCAACTTGCAGAATTTGGATCATTAACAGCATCATAAGCATCATACAATTCACCTTCGGGCATAAAATCGGAAACAGTTTTCTTGTCCTGTTTAAATTCTTCTGAAAGTTTTCCAGTTGCTATCCCTTCAATAATATCAAGGACAACTGGATTATTAAGCATATCAATAGCAGCAGTTTTCAACTCCTTCATTGTTTCAACAAGTTCATCTGGTTTCAAACCTTCAAAACCAAGCTCTTTAATAACATTATTAACAGTGCCATAAGATTGTAACTTCTGCAATAAATTATTGTGAGATTCAACAAGTTGCTTAATTTGTTCTTCCAGTGAACCTTTGTAAGGACTTAATGCCTTCTTTACAGACTCATCTAACTCTAAACGAGATTCCTTTTCTGGTTCTTCTCGTTTTTCTTCTTTTTTATCTTCAACAACTTCTTCTTTTATTTCTTTTTCTTCCGGTTCTTCAAAGACTTCTTCTACAGTTTTAACAATTTCTTTATCTTCTTCAACAACTTCTTTTTCTTCACCAGGTGCAACAGCAATTTCTTCGTCATCATCTTCATCCCCAAATGCAGCTTCCATTATTTCTTTATTTTTGTACTCTTTTGTATCTTCGTCATTTACTGCATCTGGTGATAATTTTTTAATATCTTTTTCATTGCTCATTTTTACTCTCCTTTTGGCTTTCCCTTTGGATTATTGCCTTTTTAAGTTGTTCATTTGATTTTAAATTGTTCTCATATATTTTTAATAATGCTCTAAACTCTGTTTTAAATTTATCAACTTGCTTTTGCAATTCCGCGTCATAAGATGCCCTAACAGCTTTTCTATCTGCTGTTTGTACCTGTGATTGTAACTGTTTATTCTGCCTATCCATTTCTTCAACAGTTTGAGATAGTTGTTGAATTTGTTGCATTAATTGTGGCAATATTTGTAATTTCGATTCAACTTCATCTGCCAATTCTGGATCTAATTCCATTGCTTTAATTAATTCAATAAATAATAGATCTAATACCTGTGGCGGACTAAATTGCATTGCTTTAATTATTCTTTCTGCCTGGAAGAATTTATCCGTAGGAGCATAAGATTTACTGGCAAGTACAATATCTGTATCAACTTGTTTTAAATAATAACCATCTAACTTCCCTTCTTCATTTATAAATGCTTTATTTACCAGTAATGTTGCAGGTTTTTTTCTCCTGTCTATGAATTTTAATTGAGTTGGAAAATCATAATGGAATTTAGCCAATTCAAGAAAAGATTTGGCGGAAGATTCAAGTGCTGATTCAAAATTTCTAAATATCATATCACCCTGTTCCTGCCCAAAAGATTTCAACAATTGATCTTCTGTCGCATTTCCTTTTGACATTCTTGGATCAAACATATTACCAGTTCCAAATCTCATTGTCTCAATCATAAATTCCATTACTTTATAAAATCCAGTTTGCCCGGGTGTTCCTTGTTTAAATTGTGGAGTACCATATTCAAAGTCAACTTCTTCAACAAATCCAGGAAGATTAATATTCTTTTCAAATCTTTCCAAATCGTCAACGCTGTTTTTAGGAACAAAAACTCCCGGATTACTATTCCATTGTTCATGTTGCAATGCAACACGCAATGACTTGTCTAAATATTTCTGTAGCTTCTCAAGAAAATATGCTTCACCAACTGGAAATGGATTTCCAGTAAATTCATCAATAAATGGCTTAATTAAGAATGTTGAAAATGGAAATCGTGTAACATTGTAAATTATTCCATCATCTTCACCCATTCCAAACATACAATCATATTTAACTAAAGTTGGTACCGTTAGTCTTTTTATATCAACAGAATATGGTAATGGTAAATCTGGTTTTTCTCTAACTCTATAAACATTGCCATCAACCAAATCTTTCAGTTCCCAAACTTCTTGTTCTTCTAATTGATAATGAGTTAACAATCTAACACGCTCTAATTGATATGGATCTGGAAATTCGCCATATGATAATGCACCTTCTTGAAACAATGTATCATAATTTTCTGGAACCGTTGAGAGTTTTTTAATTTCATCTTTTCTGTCAGGGGCAATTCTTAATGCTGTGTTTAATGATACTGTATATGATACCTGTTGAAATGCCATATCATCAAATAAAGGATCCATAGAGCGCCAATCCGGATAAAAATATTGAACAGGCAAAGACTTCCAAGCAACATCACCCAATCCATTATTTTTTCTATAATCAATATAAACAGAAAATAATCCAAGACCCCCAACGGTTCCATTTTTTATTATATCTGAAACTTGCAAATATCCTTTACTTATTCGCCAACCATGGGATAGAATAGCATTCGCCATCACAGCAGTTCTTCTATCTTCATTCGTAACTCCAAACGCCATCCATTCTGGTTGGTTAGAAGTCATAAATGCTTGCATCTTTCGCAAAAAGAATCTCAAATAATTAACAGAAACATCAGATTGCCCACGTGATTGCAATATCCTGCGCTCTTCTGTTGTTATTGTCTGATCCATATAAACCTTCATAGCAGCAATAAATCGTGGCATAAATTCATTGTTTCTTGCCATAGCAGAATAATAATGAGATTCCCAAATTGCTTGAAGAAGTTTCTTTTCTTTTGTTTTGTTAAAAGGTTTAGGCATTAATTCCCACCAAAGTATACAGTTAATATTTTTTTAATATTTTCAATTCCAAGAACACTTGCAACTTGTCCAAATGCTAAAACAGCAATAGCAATCCTAATTATCCATTTACCAATAATAGCATCTTTTTTACGTTCTTTATAATCTTTGACAGATTCAATCAAATCATCTTTAATCTCAATTAATGGAGATAATTCGTTTGCATTTTGTTCAACTTTTTTGCTTATACCATTCTCGAATACTTTCTTTTTTATTTCTTTAACATCATTTTTTAAATCATCTAATACTTCAAACTTAATCTCCAACTGTGCCATTATTTTCGCTTGATTAAGCGCAAACTTTTGCATATTTGATTCAAGCGAGTTCAATTTTTGACGCAATTCCATTTCCATTATTTCCCCACTAATAATATTAGACTTGTAGTAATTAATGCACCAGAAAGAAAACCAAAACCAAAATCCTTTTTGTTAAATTCCTGGTACCTTGGTTGTGTAATTATAATCTTTGAAGAAGATGGTAATTTTGGATTTATGAATAATGATGGATTTAATGTATAAGAAAACTTTAATTTTTCTACTGGTGATTCAGCATACATTTCAAACTTTGCTTCAATTTTTTTATCCTTATAATTTTTAATGCTTTTAATTAATGGTTTAAGTCCAGGTAATGGATTTTTTTCTACATAAACAGTATCAATAACATTAATAAAAGTATCTTTTTTTGTAGTTGCTATAACAATTCTTAAAGAATCAATAACTTCTACAAATCTATCATAATTTTGTGCACTTTTAATTTGTAATTGATTATACTTTGTTCTTAAAGACTCTGCTTCGTTTCTGTAGCTTTCAATTTTGTTATCCATCCAATTATAAATAGAAAACAAAATAGAAAGCATTAATGCGCCGCCAACTGTATATTTATTAAATATTAATTTATAAAGATTCATTTTCCATTAGCTCCGACAACTCATAACAACGTTTACCAACTTGTTTGCACCATTTAGAATTTCTCATTTCTTCTGCTGCTTTCTTCCAATTTCTTTCCTTCACAGCTTCAATCATTTTTTTAAATCCAGAAAATTTTTCAAATCCAAGATTATAAAGCATATTGATTATAACTTCTTGCTTCCTTGGTGGATAAGAAATAAATTCTGGGAAAATTACATATGCTTCTTTTAAACAAATCTTAATGTCATTTTCCAGTAAAAATTCTGCTTCCTTCATTGTAATTCCATTATCTTCAATATTTCTGCCAAATCCAATTGTTAACTTCCCGACAGAGTCAATGTATGGTTTTGAAGAAAAACCTTCATGCCTTTTTAGTTGTTCTTTTAGTCTTTCTACGTTTATTCCCACTTTTCTTTTTCCTTCTCTTTGCAACTGTTCTTGCACCTTTTGCAAATGCAGCCATTTT